TGTGCTTGATAGGCTTCCACCATGAACTCTTGAAGTCCTGTACCTTACCTGCCTGTAAGAAGTCGTTAGCATCCTTGTATTGCCCATGATCTACACGGTAGACTTTGATAGGAAACAGACGTGACATACGGTCAGCAACAGCATTCCCTGCTTCATCGTTATCGACAGACAATATGATCTTCTCAAAGCTATCTAACCACTCCTTACAGTTTTCCCATAATTTCTTCGATGGGGTAGCTGATGGTAACGACACAACAGGTGTAGTCCAGTTAGACTTGAGCATCTGCCATGCAGAAAGAGCATCTAGTTCTCCCTCAGGGATGGTGACAAATTTGCTACACCCTGCTGGAAACAGGTTCATACCAAACAGTTCATCACCCTTGAAGCCATCCTTGGTAAAGAACTTCTTGTCTGCCAACATGCGTACCTTCTTTCCACCAGAGGGGTACGTATACTCTTGGGTAAAGTCATCAGTGACGACATCAAACTCTTCCATGGTCTTTGCTGCGATCCCACGAAACTCCTTGTAGGTTTTCTGTGAGACAGACACTGGTTGTGACGACACTAAAGATCGTAGGGTATCAAATCCATCATTTTCCATTACGGGGTACTTCTCCTTTGCCCAAGAGTGTGTAGGTTCCTTTGATGGGTAACCACGCTCACAACTATGGCAACGACCAAACCCATCTGTGTTAAAGCTAAAGGCATCTGACGACCCACAGTCAATATAGGGACACGGTTGGTGTGGTTTCTCTGCCATACTATAGTTTTCCTTTTGTTGTAGTATTAGTGGTTATCCTAAAGGGGGACTTAAGTATATAGTAACTTATTTTCTGTCCTGTAAACTTTTTAGTATATTTATTACAGAACTGTGATGTTTATGCCACACTGTATGACTTAGACCACTTTCCTCTGCTAGGTCTCTGGTGCTTTTACCCAAGACATACATGTCATGTAACAACTTCTGGTCCATCTTTGTAAGTTTCTCTATGTTTCGTCGTAGGTGCTTTACCTCAGACAGTAGCTCATAAGCGTCTGCGTGATCCCCTGTAGTGATCGTGTGGTCATACACCTCATGATCTACTTCCTGTGCCTCAGAGAGCGTCTTAGAGCCTGTACGCTCAGGTAAGGTCACTAGTCGGTTACTGTAGTTAGCCCACAGGTTTGTACGGAACCTTGCATCCCAGAAGCAATCATTTCCACTGGCACCCCCCTCTTGTGCTTCCAGAAGGTATACCCATGCCTGTTGGTATACATCGTCGTAGTCCTCTTTGTTATAGTTACGTGCAATGTTGTGTGCATACTCGTGAAACTCCTTATTCATCGTCGTGGCTCTCCATCAGTGCCGCCCAAGATACAGGGTACAGCTTTAGCATTTCACCATAGATCACAGAGGCTACAATCTGTGTCTCAAACTGTGTGTCTTTTGCGCAACGTAGCTTACACATGTCTGCCCATGCGTCTAACGACCCAGACCAATACCATGAAGTCATCATGTTCTGCGGCAAGATGGATCGTGCTTGCTCTGGTGCGACCCCTTCTTTGATCATAAGGTCATATGTCGTTAATGCATTACGTAGTGTCGCATGAAACATCATTTCAGCTTCTAGACTAATTTCCATCGGACCCCCTGAACCCTGCTTAGAGTTCTCTGGTTTGCTGCGCCAGTATGGTTCATAGAACTCTGGTTCATAGTTCACATACCGACGACTGATTTCGTTCCACCGCAGAAACTTATGCTTCACAAGTTGTCGTGCAACAAACACTGGTGCCTCGACACGGAAGGTAGCAAAGCCATGCCCAAAAGGGGACGTATGCTTGTGTTTGGCTAGGTAGCTGATAAGACGGATGTCCTTGTCCTTTAGCTGTCTGTATTCCCCTGAGTGGACCTGTCCTATCCAGTCTGATGTATTGGCATAGGATACACGTGCTGCCTTCACGACAGTCAAGTCATCACCCATGTGTTCAATTAGGTCTACGTTGATTTCACCTTTTTTCATCTGTCTTGTCCTTGTGTTTGCGTTTCCTGTGTAAGATAGGCTTCTTTTTGTCTGGGACAACCCTTGGCCTATACTTTTTCTGTCTTAGGTCTTTAGCCATAGGGTTGGGCCTACGCATCTTACCACTTCCTTCTAGTTTTCCAATATACCCAACACTCACTACAGTGGTCTTTACCGAACATCAAGTCAATAAACCACACAATGTTAGGTTTTCCGTCTTTTTTCCACTGCCAGTTACGTGCAGAGAACGTCTGGTTCTGCGATCCACCTAGGATCACGTTAATGAGTACACTCAGGACAGATAGTATCCTAGAAAAGTATCTCACCATTTTCATCGTAGGGGCTTCTGTAGTATCCCTTGCTGAATACTTCCTGATAATACTCACGGTTATACGGTCCTTCTATTTCCTCAAGTTGCTCTAGTGGGGTGGGCATAAGTAGCCCTAGTTCATCTGCCATCCACTGCGGTATAGAATGTGTGTTCTCCAATGGTTCCATCCTTATGATAGTGTTTCGTCCAGTAGGGTTTGATGTCAACCCTGTGATAGTGTGTAGACTGTAGTCCGATTCGGTTACCTAAGTCAACCTCAATCGCTACATCTTTTGCTGTCTGATACGCCTGTTTCTCCAAGTTATTTGTCAGGTATTTCAATGGGTTATCACTCATTCCGTCATGGGTGAACGAGAACTGTTTTCTTTGGTAGACAACATCACAAATATTGTCAGGCCAACGGTCACTCTCCACACGGTTCATGACGACTTCTGCTACTGCAAACTGGCCTTCCAGTGGTTGGTCACGTGCCTCAAAGAAGATAGCGGCTACAAGACACTCAAGCATCTCTCATGGCTTCCATTGATTTAATTAAACCTACTTCACGCCTTTCCATATCAATGTAGTACGGTGGTGGGGGCATAGTTAATGCCTCAATGTTAAACGGTACAAAGTGGCTGTACTTATGGTTGCGCAAGATGCCCTTGTATATTGGGTTCTCATTGTATCGTTTAGCAAGTTCCTCTGCGTCTGCTAGGGTGTAGGGTATTCCCACTGGTAGGGGTGCCATTTGAGCATGGCGTTCCCCTGTGTTACGTTCCTGTTGTGGGACTGCTGCGATAGTGTAAGTTGCTCTCATGTCGTATGCTCTCATTTGATTTCTACCACTGCGTTTTCGTTAAAGCACTTCCAGTGTTCTTCTGCAACACTGTAGATTGGGATAAGTCCGTTACGTGCCATAGCTTTGCTGTTACGCTCTCCACGCTCATTACCAACAATTTTGGAAGTAGGCTTAAATAGCCCATTGATTGTACGGTGAGTACCATCTTTCTTGATGAAGGTGACTGTCGCAAACCGTGTTCCTTTCGCTGCTACTGCTTTACGTACTGTTTCTGCTGGTAGGGTCATGTTAGTTCCTTTCTGTTTACTCTTAGGGTTCTACACTGATTCGTTAATCAATGTCAACCGTAGTCTTTTGTACCGTATGGTTGTTCTTCGTAACCCTCTAGGTATGACTCTAGTTTGTACGTATCTGTACGGTTAGGGTTACGTGGACGACCATAGTATGCATCAGTTGCACCACGCTCGTACTCTGCTTCCACTTGGTTCTGATATAGTCCGTTTACTTTACCCATTGTATTGCTCCTTTCTTATCTTGATTCGTATATAAGCTGACAAACTTAACAACGTCAAGTGATTCTTTTGTAGCTGTATCGACAAAACTGTCATACTTATATGGGTTATAGGTTGCATACCCATGTTGCCCAATTTCCGCTAGGGGGAAGCCCATAGGTGCTAGGTATCCACGTACAAACGCATGTACGTTCTTTTTCTTCTCTTGTAAGACCTTACGACGACCTGCTTGACGGACGACAAACTTGGCATCCTTGATGTCTACTGCTTTCGTATGTGCTATAACACGACCAGTCTTACAGCTACGAACACTAAAGCAATTCTTGTGCAGGTTCCAGTATACTTCTACTTTTTCCATCATCTTGCCCACTCCTTTACATCCTTCATGTAATGTCTAATCTTGTGTGTTGGTAGCTCTTTGAATAGCTCACGCACTAGATGTTTGTGTGTTGTGTCATACCAATCGTGCATCAACTGGTGGACGACATCATCCATTTGTTGTTCAGTTAGTGTCTCTCTAATTTCCATCGGTGGGGTCTCCTTAGTATTCAGCCAGTGCTGCTTCTAGTATTGCTTGCATACCGTCAAATTCAAAACGGTCAATCTCATTTTTCAAGGTCCGAATGACCTCTGCTTGGGTGTATTCCTCTGGTCTGGCCTCAAAGACAATGCATGTTTGGTCACCGTCATAAGTCCAACCGTAGTTCATCATAATGTCAAAGCCCATGCCATCATAGGTGTAGCTGCCGACAGTGTATACGTCAAACTCTTTGACCTTTGCCATGCGGCGTTTGCCTAGGGCCTTCTTTATGGTCTCTACATTGTACATCGGCAATCTCCTTATTTCCACTGCGGGGTATCTCTACGAATCACCATACACATTTCCACTGGCGGGGTCAACCTATATTTCCACTGTGGGGGGGGTCCTTATTTCCACTGTGGGGGGTGTGGTATTTTTGCCACACTGACGAAAGTTAGTGATTCGCTATCTGTTTGGGCTGTCAATGGCAATTATGGATAGCTTGACAACTATTTTGGATAGGTCACTACCGATTCGTATTGATTCTATATACCAAAGGATAGGTCAATAGTCCGTAAGGATAGTTGACAAGGGTATTTCGGATACATACCGATTCGGGTAGTGATTCGGTAGTACGAAAGTGCCGTCAATATCTCAAAAGGATAGTTGACAAGGAATTTGGTATAGTGTGGCAAAAATACAACGATTCGTAAAAAGATTCTCCTTGACATAACATTTAGGTTGACGAATCGGTTGACCGACGATAACGCCGACGAATCGATTCGGGTTCATATGATTCGTTCTAACCCACGTCAAAAGCGTTTTGTCAAGTCATAGCTGCCATGCAGAAAATGCATAGCTAGTTATAGAATGATTCTAATTCGCCTAAAAAGTGTATAGTTTAACCATTAAACTAATAGGACGGAATCCACCAACACAAACGGTTATCGGGATAGGAACCGAGCCTCAGAATCACCTTACCATGATTCGGGCATAGGAGTCAATAGGCCCAAAAACCCCCCAAAAATGCCCCCAGAATGCCCAAACGGTTCTGGCGTGGTCTAGGTCGAAAAAGTGATTCCCCGCAGTCTGGAGGTGTCAACCCCTAAAAGCGACAAAAATATGTCAATTTGCGACATGGTGCTTGTGTATATATAACTATACGGAATCCCGACAAAATTATCTATTTGACTCCCATTGCGAATCAGTCCAGAGTCAAATCATCAAAACACAAACCACGGAGTCAAAAATGTTTAGATATGTCACAATTCGCTTAAATGATCCTGAATCAGTTAGTGCAGCAGAAAAGCGTAAAGCAATGTTAGAGTCTGAGGGATGGACTCTTATTCATACGTCAACAGGCGAAAATGATGCTTTGCTTTCGTATTCTGACAATCCCAAACTTGTTGACGCAGTAAGCGAATCAGCGTAATTTAAACTCAGAACAAACGACAAAGGAGTCACAAAATGTTTAAATCACTAATCAAAACCGCACCATTGAACGACGGAACAAAGGGCAATCGTTTTGTTGTCTTAGGCACAATTTCGGGAATCTATCGCAAGCGTAGCACCAAGAATCGCCTAGGCATTACAAAGGGAGTCACCACTATTGGACTCCACCTAGGCAAGCGTTCGCTGTTTTGGGAACACAAGCGGGCATTGCGTCAATTCCATCGCATTGCAGGATAGTTATTTTAGTTATGGGCCTTGCGAATCGTTTGGCCCATTGATAAAATAACTTATAAACAAACCAACGGAGTCAAAACCATGAAAAACCTTTTACTACAAACCGCCGCCTTTTTAATATGGTGTTTTACGTTAGTTATCGTATGTTTTGCACCATTTTACCTAGATACTGCGGAAGCTATTGCAGCCATGTTGTGCGCTACTGTTGCCGCCTTTGGTATTCTAACGGTTTTATTTTGGGAGTCGCTATAATGGACCATATCGAACGCAATCAAATCAAATTGAACTATAAAGGACAAAACATATCTATTGTGCAGCATTGGTGCGATGGTGAAGTTATGGTGCAAGAGTGCGCCAATGTCGATAACTTTGATCAAATCTACGGATTCGGGCATGATCTGGACTCGTTGATCAAATCACTTGAACTATTACGCAGCGCAATCAACACGGAGTCGCTATAATGACAAGTTTTATAATTTATGAGGGGCCTTCTCTAATTGACGGTCAGCCCATTGTGGCAATCGCACAAGTGAAAAGCGGGAATCGTAAAACAGGCGATATGGTCCAAACGTGGATTCTACGGTCTGACATTGACCCCATTACCGCAAGCCGTACTGGCGCAGACTCGTCAATTTGTGGCGATTGTCCACACAAGGGAAAACCGAATAATAATGCTAAGGGATGGGCAACGGACCGCACGTGCTATGTTAATCTATTATTTGCACCAAACGGAGTCTATAAGGCATACAAAAGGGGCATTTATAGCACCATGCAGGGACATGATAACATCAGAGCCATTGGCCTATTGCGTGGCGTCCGTTTGGGATCATATGGTGATCCTATGGCTGTCCCTAGCTACGTTTGGGAATCCCTTTGTAGTGGCGCAGAATACGTTACGGCATATACCCACCAGACAAACACAATGCCCGAATTGGTTATGACAAGCGCAGATAGCCACGCACAAGCGGAGTCTGCATGGTCCAATGGTCAACGGACATTCCGAGTCATTGCATCGCTTGACGCTATAGACAAGGCGAATGAGGTCCTATGTCCCGCAAGCGAAGAAGCTGGCGCAAGAGTCCAGTGTGCGCAATGCAAGTTATGCGGCGGTAACTCTAAGCAAGCCAAATCGGTCGCTATCGTGGCGCATGGTGCAAGCAAACGTAAAGCTAAGGCCGTTGTTTCCTAGCTAAATTTCAATCGGTTGACTCCCGTGTGACTGGCGACTCTTCGGAGTCGTCTTTTTTCGTTTGTGTTCCGTGGTTTGCCTTGTGTTATTGTGTGGCCTATCTGGTGTGTGACATTATTGCAACAGACTGAAGAATCCTGCGCCGAATCGGTCCGAGCGCAAGAAAAACTTTTGTCAACCCCTAAAATTCTCTTGACATACCCTTGGGACCCTCCAGATTTCCACGGGTGATTCGGGGCGGCAAGCGTAACCACCTACATCTGCAAACTAAAAAATTTACTTTTGCCCTAACACCAGTGTGACAAAAATGCAACACATGCATTCCCCCAGATATACAAAATAAAAAATACTAAAGGTGTTGCATAAAAGTCACACTAGATAAACGCAAGCAATAACCCCACGACAAAAAAGATTCGTTTGTAAACAACAGCTTAACAAAAACACGACAAAAAAATGTTTACAGTGTGTTAAAAAAGTTACTATATATAAGTGTAGAGGTACTATACTATAGTATATACGTAAGCTAAAACTACCCACATATTACAAAATAGATTACAACTAAAGTTATACTATAGTACTTCTACAACAGCTTTCTCTTATTAATTTATTAGGTGTCGTGTTCTTATGGACAAACTTAAGTATAGCGAAACTATCGCAAAAGCTGTCCGACAAGGCATTCGTAATGGTGTCGCTGTTAAGGACATTTTAGCTTCCATCCAGAAGTACCAACAAGCCCCAAGTTCATCTGCAACATTTTATAAGTTGTATGGTGATGACATAGCTCAAGAACGTGCAGATATTGTAGGTCAAATTGGTTCTGTCGTTATCCAACAGGCACTTGAGGGTGACTTTAAATCACAGGAGTTATACCTGCGTAGTAAAGGTGGATGGTCCCCAACACAAACAAACATTGAGGTAGAAGGCTCTGGTGATGCTGATGAGGACACAGGAGCTATCGACTCCTTGATGACACTCTTAGGCAAAACATCAAATGGCTCTCCCGATAACAGCTAATGACCTTCGTAAGTTACCCGACGACGAAGTAGCAGAAATACTAAAGCAACTAGGCCCAGCACAATCTGAGGAACTTCGGTATACTTGGGAGTTTTGGGCTAGACCAGAACAACTAGAACCGACAGGAGACTGGAATGCTTGGTTGGCTTTGGCTGGTCGTGGATGGGGCAAAACAAGGGCAGGTGCCGAATGGGTTCGACATCGGATCAAAAAGGGTGACAAGATCGTACATTGTGTCGCTCCTACTAAAGGTGATGTTCGTCGTGTTATGGTTGAGGGTGACAGTGGACTACTTAATGTTTGTTGGAAGGGTGATAAGACCTACAGAGGAAAACACATCGGCTTTCCTGTATGGTCCCCTACTAACAATACTCTGACATGGGAAAACGGAAGCAAAGCAGTATTCTTCTCAGCAGAGGACCCTGAGCGTCTACGTGGTCCACAGGCTTACTCAGCTTGGACAGACGAATTATGTGCTTGGCGAAATGCGCAAGAAACTTGGGATATGATGATGTTTGGCCTACGTTTGGGTCGTAAACCTCAAGTTTTTATTACAACTACGCCAAAAACTACAAAATTACTAAGAAATATTATAGATGACCCCAAAACGCATATATCTAAGGGTTCTACGTTTGATAACGCAGCTAACCTAGCAGATACGTTTCTTGATGCGGTCAAAAAGACCTACGAAGGTACTCGTCTTGGTAGGCAAGAACTCTACGCAGAAATTCTAGACGAAGCCTCTGGTGCTTTATGGAATAGAACCCTTTTACATAAGTGTGAGATAGATCGTGATGAGGTTCCACCCTTGTCACGTATTGTCGTGTCTGTAGACCCTGCTGTTACTAATAAAACTGATAGTGACATGACAGGAATGATTGTCGCAGGTCTTGATGAAAACGGAATAGCTTATGTACTAGAGGATCACACAGACCACTACAGTCCAAAGGAATGGGCAGCTAAGGCAATCCAACTGTACCACGATCACATGGCTGATAGGATTGTCGCTGAACGTAACCAAGGTGGTGACATGGTTCGTCACACTCTGCATACTGAAGATGAAAACGTCCCTATTAAGCTAGTACATGCTAGTCGTGGTAAGATGGCACGGGCAGAACCTGTGTCTGCACTATACGAACAAGGCAAAGTAAAACATGTGCGGGGACTTAACGACTTAGAAGATCAGATGGTACAGTGGGAACCTTTAGGGTCCATAGGCTCACCAGACCGTCTTGATGCTATGGTATGGGCTTTAACGGACCTCTCACTGAATGGATACGCAAAACCACAATTAAAACTAGCGTATGCCAATGCCAAAGGTTTAATTTAAGATGGTAAAGAAACTCTCAGCAACAGAGGCGACCCAAGTATTAGGTGTCGCTGGGGATAATACACATAACGGTCAAATCCGTGCAGACGAGTTTCTACCTGAACTACGTGGCAAGAGAGCTATCCGTAAGTACCGTGAGATGCGTGATAACGATAGCACCATTGGTGCAGTTATGTATGCAACTGAGCAAGTACTACGTGATGTAGACGTTAAGGTTATGCCAGCCAATGATACACCTGCTGCAAAGCGTGAAGCTGAGTTTGTAGAGAGTATCTTTAAGGACATGGATCATACCTTAGATGACCACATCTCTGAGGCTTTGTCGTCCCTTACATTTGGCTTTGCTTGGTTTGAGGTCGTCTACAAAAGACGTAATGGCCCTTCTGATCGTTCTGACAAGGGCAACTCTAAGTATTCCGATGGTCGTATGGGTGTTCGTAAGATCGCCTCTCGTGCGCCTTGGACTATCTCTAAGTTTGAAGTAGATCAAAAGACTGGTGATGTCTTAGGGGTTCACCAAGAGGGTGTAGGTTTCAACAACACGAACTACATTCCTTGTCGTAAGAGCCTCTATTATCGCACTACGGCTATCAACAATGACCCATCTGGAAGGTCAATCCTACGTAATGCGTATACGTCCTATGAGTACCTTAACAATTTACAGAGCATTGAAGCTATTGCTGTGGAGCGTGAGTTGGCTGGTATTCCTGTGGCTCGTATCCCTGCTGAGTATCTTAGTCCTGATGCTACTTCTTCTCAGTCTGGATTCCTCTCCAACCTTCAACAAATCCTTAGAGATGTTAAGTTCAATGAGCAAGGCTACATCGTCTTGCCCTCAGATACCTACCCCGATAGTAACGGAAGTCCTACCAACACTCGACTAGTAGACGTAGAGTTGATGGCTTCTAATGGTAAACGTAACATTGACATAGACCCGATTGTAAAACGGTACCAGCACGACATTGCTCGTTCTGTACTTTCAGAGTTTCTTATGCTTGGTGGTGGCAACACTGGTTCATACGCCCTGTCCAAGTCTAAGACAGACCTATTCCTCCGTGCGCTTGAGAGTTACATCCAAGCCATAGTTGATGTTCTCAACAAACAGTTGGTAGAACGCCTATGGGAGTTGAATGGTCTGAACTATGATCTCATGCCAACGATTGTTGCAGGGGATGTCGCACCACATGACCTGCGTGAAATTGCAGCGTTCTTACGAAATCTAAATGGTGCAAACATTGATGTTTCATCACACCCAGAAGTCATCCAAGACTTGATGGACATTGCTGAACTTAGGTATGACCCTGATCTTGATGAAGAGGGTGAAACTGAACAAAATGAAAATCAATAATACAATTTAAGGTAGAAAAATGGCAACCTTCAATAAAGTAAATGACTTCGTAGTCAACGCAGTGCATAACATGGACCTAGAGTCTGATCAAATCGTTGTAGCACTATCAAACACTGCACCAGCATCAGAGACATCTAACCCTACGGCAGATGGCAATGGTATCCTAGGTAACGTAACAGAAGTGTCTTACACTAACTTGTCGTCACGTAATGTTACTACAACATCGTCTACACAGACATCTGGTACATACAAGCTAGTTCTTACGGACATCACGTTGACATCTTCAGGTGGTGCAACTGGTCCTTTCCGTTACGTGTATCTGTACAATGACACAGTAACAACACCTGCTGACCCTCTGGTTGGCTACTATGACTATGGTTCATCACTAACTCTTAATGATGGCGACAGTCTAACAGTAGACTTCTCAGCAGCTAACGGTGTTCTTCAAATCGCATAATTGAGGTGACTTATGGTCGTTTTAGCAAATAGGGTTAAAGTCGCTACGGCGACCACAGGCACAGGGACAATTACGCTTGGTGCAGCAGAGGACGGTTATCAGTCTTTCGCTGACGGTGGGGTATCTGACGGTGATACAGTTCGTTATCTGATTGAAGATGGCGACAACTGGGAAATCGGAACTGGTACCTATACTTCCTCTGGAACTACGCTTACACGTACAGTTACTGAAAGCAACAACTCTGATAACGCAATCAACTTGTCGGGTTCTGCATATGTAATAGTAACGGTTGCAGCAGAAGATTTAGAAGCGTTCTTCACTACAACAGACTTTACTGCTACTGCATCTCAAACAACCTTTACAGTTAATTACACTGTAGGGGCTGTCGAAGTGTTTATGAATGGTGTTAAACTAAAAGACACTACTGATTACACAGCAACAAGCGGTACAGAAATAGTACTCACCTCTGGCGCAGATGCTGGCGACCTGATCGAAGTTGTAGCATATACAACAGTAAATGTAGCTGACGCATACACAAAATCTCAATCTGATGACCGTTACGCATCAACGGGTAAAGCCATTGCAATGGCTATTGTCTTTGGCTAAAGGAGAAATTAAATGGCTGCACCTAATATTGTAAACGTCGCAACGATCACTGGTAAAACAGCGGTTCAGGCGGTTGGCACAAGCGCAACGGCGATTGTAACTAATTCTGCGTCAAGCGGTAAGGTCTTTAAGATTAACGCGCTTTATGTGTCAAATGTTGACGGGGCAAATGATGCCACAGTTAACGTGGATGTATTTCGTTCTTCAACGGCTTACCACATAGCAAAGACTATTACGGTTCCAGCCGACAGTACTTTGGATGTTGTCTCAAAGGCGATTTACCTTGAAGAAGGTGATAGCCTACGTTTAACAGCAAATGCTACATCTGACTTAGAGGCGGTTTGTTCATATGAGGAAATCAGCTAATGAGTAGGGCTAATGGAAGTATCATAGGCCCAAAAAATGTCACAACATCGGGTGCAGCTTCTGGGGTGTTTTCTTTATCTGAGCAACAAATCGGTGTGGGGGCAGATGAGTTCCCCGCTGGTTCGGCAACCAGCTTCGACTTTCTAGTTGTTGCTGGTGGTGGAGGCGGTGCTGCTGGTGAGGCTGTGGCAGCGCGTCGTCGTGGTGGCGGTGGTGGTGCTGGAGGTTTACGCACTAGCTTTGGGTCAACATCAGGTGGTGGTGGGTCTGCTGAGGCTACCGTAGATGTTACCGCTGGCGTTACTTACACAGTCACAGTAGGTGCGGGTGGTTCTGGAGGTGTTGGTGATGCTGCGGCTAATGACCGTCAAGGAGAAGATGGCACCGACAGTAGTATTTCAGGTACAGGTCTAACAACTATTACAGCCACAGGCGGTGGCGGCGGTGGTCGTGGCACTGGTCTTGCAGCCAACGCAGCAGGTAACAGCGGTGGTTCAGGTGGTGGTGGTGGAACCACCTCTGACACTGGAGATAGTGACGGTGGTGCAGGAACATCTAACCAAGGTTACTCAGGTGGTGACGGTGGTAATACTGGTGACAACAATTCAGGCGGCGGCGGTGGTGCTGGTGAAGTTGGGGCAAGTAACACCTCAGATAGTACAGGCGGCGATGGAATAGCGGTTTCCATAACAGGTTCATCTGTTTACTACGCTGGTGGTGGCGGTGGTGGTCGTAGCACTGCGGGGGCAGATGGTGGCTTAGGTGGCGGCGGTGAAGGCGGCAATGCTAACGGTACGGATGGCGTTTCTGGCACAGCTAACACAGGTGGCGGCGGTGGTTGCGCTGGGTACGAACAAGGTGGTGCTGGAGTAGGTGGTTCAGGTGGTTCTGGTGTTGTCATCATTCGTGCAATAAATGGTACAGCTTCAGCCACAACTGGTTCACCAACAGTT